GGTTAGAGCACCACCTTGACATGGTGGGGGTCGTTGGTTCGAGTCCAATCGCGCCTACCAAACAAAATCCGCTCTGCTGGGCGGTCTGGAAGGGCTCACCGAAAGGTGAGCCCTTTTTTGTTGTCTGCGATTTGCAAAACTTTTGCAAAACTTTTGCAAAACCCCCACCTCAGAACGCCAGTTCGGCGCTCACCTCAACATAGTCGATCGTCTTGTCGCCGTGTCCCTCCTGATAGTGCTTCGTCATCTTCTCGTCCGCGTGGCCCAGCAGCGCCTGAATGTATTCCTGCGGGAAATTCTGCTGCTCATATAGCCACGCACCTAAAGCGCGAATCTCGTGAAAAGTGGGGCGCTCACCGACGGGGACATGGTCATAGGCGTGCGCAGCGTCGCGGGCCTTGCTGAACTCCTTGGTCAGATAGTCCGGCGTCACCGACGTCCAGTGGTCCTTCGCATCGATCTGTTCCCGGCGCCGAGCCTTCGGTTTGTAGTGGATCAGGTAGGGCGAGACCAGAGGCGAGCGCAGGCACTCACCGACGACTTCACGCAGCGCGGCGCCCATGGTGATCTTCAGGTGAACCGGATTGTCGTAGCCCTGAGTCTTGCCCGGCGACACTGTCAGCGTGTTCTTGTCCATGTCGACCGCCGACTTCGGCCAGGTCACGATATCCTCGCGGCGCTGAAGGCTGGCCAGTGCCAGGCGGATTGCCCGTTTCAGCCAGGGCGGCGTGGTCGCCGCGGCGATGATCGTCTGTAGTCCTTCCAGCGTATGCCGCTGGCGCTTCTTCTCGGCTTCCTTCTTGACCAGCGTCAGCTCGGCGCAATTGCGCTCGGCCAAACCTTTTGCAACGGCGAAAGCGAAGATCTGCACCCACAGCCCGCGATGCTTTGTGTAGGCGTTGTTGCTGAACTGGTCCAGGTATTCAGCCATGGCCAGCACGTCCATCTGTCCGATCAGGCGATCGCCGAGATCCTGCCGGTACCGCTCGAGCTTGAATTTGATCTCTTCCAGTGTCCGCGCCGCATAGCCCTTGTCGACCAGCCATTCGTCATTGAACCGCTGCAGCAGGTTGCTCACCGTTGGCAACCGGTCGCCGGTCAGCAGGGTAAGCAGGGCGCCGTCATCGACGACCAGCGCCGCTACCTTGAGGTTTGCGGCGTGTGCGAGCTTGATTGCCTCCTCAAGTGGGCGGTTGATGCTGGTCATCAAACCGGTGATGGGGTTCCGGTACCGAAAATATTTACCGTTCGGGTAAAGATTTGGCGGTAGCTTCCTGTTTTTGAGCGTGCGCGGCCGGGCAGCCATCAGCCTATCTCCAACATCTTGGCCAGCAGGGGATCATCTGACCCCATCACGGCCGCCTGCACATCCACGAAATACATCCCGCCTTTTACTTCTCCTACCACTTCGCCTTCCTCAATCCATTTTTTCAACTGCTGCAAACTCGGCTTGCCGCCGACGTAGCGGAGCTTTCTGTATTCGCCTGCCTCCATAAGGCGCGGCAACTTGACCGTGATCTGGGCCAGAATTTTTGCCATTGTGATGCTCCATGCCGCGCGTGGCGGCAGAAGGTGGTGTGGGCTACAGGTTCACTACCTGACTGTTCGGATCGAAAGGTTTGCCGTCGGGATCTACCACTAGGCGCGGCACGTTCTTTTGAAGAAACTCATCGAAACACTGAGGGCAATAACTGGCCTGAGTGGTCTGAAGCTGAGCGTGCCTGGTGTAGCCGCACTTCGGACACTTGAGTGCTGTGGGGATGATGAAAGCCATGAGGAATCCTCGCCCGCCGGACACCGGCAGGCTGTTGAGTTGGGGGAGGGTTTAGAGTTGTGGCGCGAGCAGGTCGGCGACCACTTCGCCGGTATCGTGGAAATACCAGTCGCTGTCGGTCAGGTTGTTGATCATGAAAGCGGCGAAACGGTCAGCCGACATGCTCCTCATGATCCGTTCAAACTTCGGCGCCGGCCCCTTCCAGGTTATGGTGACCATCCAGTAGAACGCGATAGTGCTTGCCGCGAATCTCCATGTTCACCGTCCTGACTACGAAGACCTTGAACTTGGCCGCCTTTCTGTTGATGACATCGGGATTCAGATATCGCTGGCTACTGATCAGCGGGGGCAAGCTCATGGCTTCCAGCGCCTGCCAACGCGATAAACCGTCATCAGGTTGTGATGGAGCGGCACCTTTAGAACATGGTCGAAAAACTCACCCTTGCCTGAGATGAAACCAGTTGGCACCTTGGTTCCTCCGGTGCCGAATTCTCGCCAGCATTCTTCGCCGCCGTTCTTGTCCCAGTAGGCGCGCTCGCGTTTTGGAATCTCATCGTAGGTTTTTTCGAACACGGAGATATCCGGGATATCACAGATCCGGCGCCATGCTGGATTGCGTTTACACCAGTCGGAGGCATGCTGAGCAGCCTGATCGGCCGAGTAAAATTCTTTGGTGTTTTGTTCGGTCATCACCGCGGCCCCTTGTAGCAGTACACGTAGGCGAACCAGGCGAGGGCGATCATGGCGTCACCCGCTTGAACTCGACGACCCAGACCCAGGGGTTGGCGTCCCAGTCGCCGCCGGTGGAGTTCCACAGACTGGCGAAAGCCCAGCGTGGCGCGCCCAGGCATTGTTCATGACTGGTTGTCTTGTCCCACATCCAGCCGTCGCGCTGCGGGTGATGTTCCTTCGGCGCCGGGCAGTCGCCGACCTCGGTCCAGCCTTTCCCGGAGTGACCGCACTTGCGCCCGTAATCGGTAAAGAAGCAGCCTTCGGCCTGGGCCTGATCGTCGCTGATGTCCTGCAACCGCTCGACGCGCACGTCGGTGATCTCCAGCAGGATGCGGCAGGCCCAGCGCGGCATATGGATGCTCGGCTTCCACGTCGGCTGCTCCTGCTCATAGGGAGCCAGTCCATCGGCGGCGTACACCAGTTCGCCGTCCTCTCGCGATTGATCAAGGTCGTGCATGTCGGCGGGCTGTAGGTACGGGCCTTTCTGAACTTCGAATTGATCGCAGTACCAGGTCTCGCGCACCCAAAGCCGTTCGCCGATCTGGCCGAACGGGCAAAGCTCATTGGCTGAAAGCGCGACGAACTCCGGGGCGAATTCTTCCAGCCATTTCAGGGCTGAACCTTTGACCGTTCGCCGCGTTACCGTCTTCCGTCCGTCCAGAATGGTGCGCACCATCGGCGCCGAGAACAGGATCGGCCGTTCCTTGATAGGAGTCATGGCGTCACCTCGCGGCGTGCCCACCAGCAGACAGGGCCATCGTCGGTGTCGTGGATTGCGAGGCAGAACCAGCCTTCGCCGTCGGGGCGGTCAGGATCCCAGTAGCTGCAATTCGGGTCGTGGGATTCGAAGTAGCGGTCGGCAATTGCGGGTTCTGCGGACTCGAGACTGACCATGCCGACTTGAAGGCCTTGCTCGGCGATCCATGCCTTGCACTTGTCGCCGTCACCCTCGTCGAAGTCGGGCATATCTGGATGCTGGAACATGCCGTTCTCATCGCGCACAACCGGCACCGGCTGAATCAGTTTTATCGTTTCCATGGGCGAGCTCGTCCTTGCCGCTATAGCGGCTGACTTTGAAGGGGGAGGGAATGGCATTGGCACTTGCGTGAATGCCGAAAAATTGTACAAACATCGTGCTTGCGTATAGGTATGTGCCACACTGCATTGAGGAGCTTTCAATCGATAAACCGGCCCACTCCACTGCCATTGCGAATCGAGCATTACCATGGCTTCAAACGACGAATTCAGATTTCAATCACACGCGCATCTCGTTGAGCTCGACGCCGCAACGAACCAGCTGATGATGTTGGTAGTAGCAGGCGAGCTCTCAGGCAACCGCTGGAATGAAGCGCTTGCGCGGCAAAGCGCCGCCTATTCGGCTTGGTTGAGCGTTGTTGCTGGTGTTCAAATCGATCCGATGCCGGTACTTGATGGGCGTCCACCTGATCGCGAGAACCGCACTGTAGAGTGAGGGGGTGGCTTTTTGCCTCGATAGGCGAAGCGGCCTATTTCGTCGAAAATCACCTTCTTGCCAACGGGTGCCTATAGGAAGAGGACATGTCCCACAGCCTGGATAGGCCGATCGCCCACGAATATCGAGGGCATGAAGTGATCATCAAATTCGACTGGGACAAGCCCAACGACGAAGCCCCTGTGGGTGCTCATGTAATTGAGGCCAGTGAAGTACCAGGTTTTGCCAACACTGTTGCCGATCTCTCTGGCCCATGGGAGGACTATCAAAGCGCGCTGGCGGAGGCGCTGGCCACTGCTGAGCGATGGGTCGACAGTCAGTTGCCTTGATTCAAGCTGCTAGCTGCTCCAGCGGTTGTTGACGCAGCGCAGCCTGTACTGCCTCAACCACCCGGCGCAGGTAGTTGAATTCGTGATTCTCCTCGACCGCCTTGTCGCCAACCGGGTAATGCCACTCGTCTCCAAACAGCTCAGTCAGTAGCCTGTCGTGATGCCAGCACTCGTTTGGCGACTCCACGCTTCGCAGAACGTCGATGTCGTGCCAGAGCTCGCGCGCCTCATCCTTGCTCAGCTCGTCCAGCTCCCAGTCATGTCGGCCGGTCTGTTGCCGGCGGCGCTGGACGATGCATTTTTTCGCGAAGGCGTGAAGGGCATTCCCGCTGAACCGCGTGCCGCTGATACCGCGATCGAGGCAGTTCAGGACGTAGTGCCAATCACAGTCGGCCACGAACTCGGCCACCGTGCGCGGACCCATTCCACCCCAGTAGGCGTTCCAGCTGTTGTCCCAGCAATTGACTGTGATCTTGCCCTGGGCGGTCTGATAGCTCGGGTCGGATTCAGTAGGGCAGTCGCGGCGGCCGAAGTCCTCAAGGAACACGGTAATTGCGTCGAGACGCGGCGCGCCGGTGATCACCAGCTTCGTGACTGTCGAGCGCTCAACCTTCAGCGGCTCGGCCGGTTTATTTTCTGTGGGCATGGGGCGTCCTATGCCGGGGCATGCCCGGGCGGTGGAGGGGGGAGTTCAGGCGCTTGCGGAAAGGGTGAGGGGCTCGTCGCCGGCGCGCGCAATGCCGGCGTGTAGATCAACCCTGCGGCCAGCGAGCATTCCCGCGATTTGCGCGTTCAGGTCGATGTCGACTGCGCGCGACTTACGGGCTTTGTTTACGCCTTTGTTTGCGAGGTACTCGGTGATAAGCGCCTTGTCTTGCGCTTCGATGACGATGATGTCTCGGCCGTCGCTTGCTGGCGGCGTGCCGTCTTCCCCTTTCGGTACAAGGGCGATCAGCTTCCCGTAGACCTCATTGACCCATGCCAGGGCGAAGTGATCGCCTGCGGTTTCCGCTGAGTAGGAGCTACGGTGCACGCCAGCACGAACCGCAGCGACATACTGCTTGCGGGCAAATTTCAACTTCGTCAGCAGCGCCTCGAACGCATACAGCGCGATGTGCTGGGCAGGTGTCACTCCTACGAAAGACGTTCTGGCGATGATTCGGTCCATTTCCTTGCAATACTGCCGACCGTACAGAGAGGTACACCCGAACACATTGGCAACTGCTCCGGCCAGGCTCCGCTCCCACACGGGGAGGCGTTCGGCTCGAGTGAATTGCGACTCGACTTCACCGACGTCACTCAACTTCACATCCATTTCGGTCAGCCGGTACTCGCGCATCAGCGCCTGTGCTTGCCGCAGCGCCGTAGCGGCTTCGTTCTCGTTGGCGCTCTGGGCCAGTGCCAGGCAGTGCTTGATCTTGCGGATCGCGCGCTCGAGTTTCTTTTCGTCTATCTGTTGTGCGGACATAGGGGATCCTCGCCGACTGGCGTGATTCGTTGAAGTGGGTTATTTATCTGCAATCTCACAATGGCAGGAGGCCGACATGAGGTTGCAGAGCGATGTTGATGCGCTGGCGGCTATCGAAGAGGACGCTAAAGCGATGCTGAAACGGATAGGGCTGCCGGATGACGCAGTGAAGCTGGAGGTGGTCGTGTTCCTCCGGGAGGTGATCGACCTGGCCGGCTACATGGAGTCGGCGCACCGAATCGTTGAAGCGCCGAGCAGCGCGTAATCCAGCCGACAGGTGACACGCTCGTTCAACACTTCTCAGTGAACCCTCGCCGTTTTGCCCGAATCTATCTGGGCATCAGGAGACGAGTTATGAGATGTATGTGTTGGATCTGCTGGGGGGAAGCGTACCGCAAGGGCATCTACGGCGATTGGGACGACCTTGTGTGCTTCAACTGCGGACGCTACAAAGTCAGCCGGCGCTTCTTGCGTGAGCACGTCGGCAAAAAATTCGATGTCGCTGCGATGCGTGAGCGCTTCCAACCTACGCACGATCGCGACATGGTCCCGATTGTCGATAGCCACACCGCTGTATTTCAGAGCCGCGCCCAGCAGCCTCCTGTGAAGGATGCGTTGGTCGGGTGGCCTGCTCGGGCGATGAGATCGAAGCGGCTGGTTGATCATTGACGCACGCCGAGTGCTCGACCATTTCCGCCCATCCTGCCGTTCGAAGTGGCGCAACCCTGATAAGTGGGGTATTTGTGTTCGGCCCGGCATGGAGCCGGAGGAGAAGCGAAAATGAGTCTGTCTATCGACCGCCTTTGGCCGGTTCACTTCGATTACAAAGGCAACAAACTCACCATTGATTTTGTCTGGGAAGTTGGAAGCGATGTTCCAACAGCCATCCGTATCAATCTGACCGGTTCAAAACCAGGCGAGTTTGCACGCCTAGGCGATATCAAGAAGAGCTGGCACAGCTTTGACGAGGCTGTCGAAGTGGGCAAACAAACTGCCCGGACTTGGGTAGACTCCCTTGAGGTGTCGCAAATTTTTGAAGATTAATATCTAAAACGTCATGCCAATCTGGCTGCCTCGGTCGACACACGCCGGGCTCAGCCAGACGCATTCGGTGCGGCTTGCAGTGCCGCGGCTGGCGCTGATCCTCGCGGAAGTGCTGTAGCAGGCCCAGCCCGGCAGCATCTCTGCATATAGGTCGCTCGGGTATCCCGAAAGCACGACCATTCCTTCTAGCTCGAGCAAAGCGCTGACCAGTTCACGATGCGCCGCGTCGTCCATTTCGTGTTTGTAGTAACGGCCGCTCGATGCACCTTTGTAGCGGGTGTCATGCACGTAGGGCGGGTCGACGTAGTGCAATGTCTGTGGCCCATCGTGCGCCGTGATCACCTCGATCGCCGTCCTATTCTCGATCAGCACTCCGCTCAGGCGCTGGCCAACCTCGGCGAGTTGTTCGGGATAGGTCGCCCAGAGTGATTGGGCTGTGCCGTATTGGCGCTTGGTGTCGATGCGGAATCCAGTGGCGCCTTTCGTTGCCCCGGCCGAACCGAAACCCATCTGGGCGCGGATGATGGTGCGCCTTGCTCGCTCGATTGGCTCGGTGCTCGGCTCCCACGAAAGCTCAAACTCTTCGCGGGAGTAGGGCGTGAAGATCAAGCGCTCAGTGAGTCCCGATCGCGTAACCGGATCCTGCAGCACGCGGAACAAGTTGACGATGTCGCCGTCCAGGTCGTTGTAGACCTCGGCATACGATCGAGGCTTCTGCATCAGGACGCCGGCGGCACCGCCGAATGACTCGACGTAGCAGGTGTGCGGCGGAAAGTGCTGCAGTACCCATGGCGCAAGCCGGAACTTGGCACCGTGGTAGCGGATGACCGGTGCGGTGATGGTCATATTGAATTCCATGTGCGCGCCTGCCTCGCCGGCTGGCGTGATTCGTAGAAGTGGGGTATTTGTGTTTACAGCACTGGCTCAAACTCAGGGGCGCGCAGCTATAAGCCCGAGAGCATCTGTTAATATTGCGATTCAATAGCTCAATCTTTCCGCCCGGAACCGAGATAAAAAAATGGACGTAACCGCTTCGATTGATGGTCTAACGCTGATAGATAGTGGTACAGCGCTTCTTGCAAATTCCGAGCTTAAACTGGAGGTGGAGAGCCTTCCGATTTCGATATCTTTTAAGTCTGATTCGGGAACTACAAGATGGGAAACCCAAGGGAGTGAAGCGACGGGCGTGATTTTCACGCTTTTTAATATGGACAGTCCTCAGGGTGGCGGCATATTCACCCCGGTTTCAATTGCAAAGTCTCCAGAAGTGGAGTTTTTCCTTTCGCTGTATGTAACTACGCTCAATAAAGGCGCACAACGGATTGTAGTTTATAACTTGTTCGCGAAAGGGGATGATGTGTGATCGAACCTATTGTAGCGAAAGGCGAGCTTAATCATCATGAAGCTCCCACGCGAATTGCAAAGCCAGTCGAAGGTGCAGGAAGAATCGCTGCTAACATCGGTACTGGGGAAAATGCTCGTAACGCAATCGTCTGGATGACTATAACCTGGAGCTTCATAATCGCCTCCGGATTAAGTGTTCTTTTATTCTCGCTGGTTGTGGCGGACAAGGACTTTAAGTATCTAGAACAGATAAAATCAGTTTGGACGATTTTCATTCCGCTGATTACATTGGCTCTAGGGTACTCGTTTGGTAAGAGTCAATAGTTGTAGGCTGCAATCAAACTGACTACTCATCACTACTGATGCGAAGTGCTTCTCGGTCGAAGGCAAGCTTCAATTTCCGCGACACGTTTTCAGGTATCACGTATTCGTGTCGCGGTGGCGGCTCCAGCAAAGGAAGGGCACCTCCCGGGCCAAGTCCGTGCAGATGGTGAATCATCAGCGTGATTGCCTCGCCCTGTTCCTCAATGCCGCTCCAGGCCATCAGTTCAGCAAGGGCTTGGCGCGTGCCGGGCAGGCAGTGCAGCCTGATTTCCTCTTCGCCGCGCTCCTTCCTCTTCGCCGCGGCTTTCGCTGAGCGATCTGCATTGCTCTTGGCCATGGCCTACCTCTTCAATTCCGCTGGCCGGCAAGTCCAGCCAGGTCTGTCGTTTGCGTTGTTGGGTGCGAAAACGTCTCACGCTGCGACCTTCACCTGATGCCAGGCGCCGGCGGCGTAGAACAGCTTCGCGGCTTGGGCTTCGTCCATCGAAATCTCGTCGGGGATAGCGATCCAGCCCGAGGCCACCAGATGGTTCGGGTTCGCGCTGTTGCGCAGCTCCACGTAGTAATGCTCGATGGCATCGGTAAGGCGCTCGACCTTGTAGATGCCCTCGGGCGAAATCTCCACCGACTTGATGTACTCGGCGCCGCGCTCGTCGCGACACATGGCGCCGATGTAGATCGTCCAGCGGTAGGAAAAATCGAAGATCGCGTTGGCGATCGCCAGACTGCGGATCTGCTTGCAGCTCTTCCAGTTCGCCATGATCTGGCTGCCGCTGGGATCAATGTTCACCACCGCGACGTGGTTGGTACGCAGCAGCGCCCGGCAACTGCGTTCGGCCCGGGCGAAACCGTTGTTGGGTTTGCGTTTTGACTTCATAGCGAGTCCGTCATTTTGCGCAGCGCTTTGCGTTCGGCCGCCGATATCGGCTTCGGCCTACGCTTGAGGACCGTTTCAGGGTCTACCCAGTCCCGCCGGGGAGGCTTGGGCTCCATCCGAACCGGCGGCAGCTCCTTGAAGGTGCCGCCGGGCCGCTTCCAGAAGTCGGCCATCGCCGCCGCGATCTGTTCCGACTCAGGTTGTTTTGCCCGAACCGCGTTAAGGTTGAGGCTGATCATGCTGCCACCCTTACCAGCCTCACGCCGGCCATGCTGAATTTGCTGCCCTGATCTGCGACCAGAGCGTCAAGGTTTTCCCAGCTCACGGTCAGCACCGAGATAGGTGCTTGTCCGTAGGCAACTGCTTTGATCAGCTCTTCCAGATCGAACACCTCGGCCTGCAGGTTCGTCGGCGCCGCGGTTGCTGGCTTCGAGGCAGACTGAGCCGGCGCGGCTGCTTTTACCGGTGCTGGACTGGCGACTGGTGCAGGCTCAACAGGGGCCTTGGCTTTCGCCTCAGCTTCGATCCGTTGCAGCTCCTGTTGCCGGATCTGCTCGCGCTGCGCCTCGGCCTTTTGCTCCTCAGCCTTCTGGTGCTCAGAGATTCGCACCTTGATCAGTGCGACGAGGTCATCGTTGGCCTTCAGAACGAGCTGTTGGATGTCGTTGAACAAGAATGCATGGTCGGGCGCGAGCTCGGCCAGACTGGTCAGATTCAAGCGAATGGCATCTGCTGACTGGCTCGCGGCGATTTTTGCTCGAGCCAGCTCGGTATCGACGGCGTCCTGCAGACTGGCAATGGTGCGTTTGTTCTTCATCGCGCCGGCGAAGTCGGAAGCAACCGCTGGCAGCGTTACCCGGCCCAGTGTTTTATTGATGGCCGCGACGTGATCCGCCAACGCCTGCTCAGCCTTCTGCTTGATGTTGGTCTTCACCAGCAGCTCTTGAGCCTTCACAAGCTTGTCGACCTTCAAGCGCGTCTCGCGAGCGTGTGCGCTGATTCGATCAAGAGACGAGAAAAGCTCGTCAATGCTTTGGGTTTGGGAGAGCGCTTGTTTCTTCGCTACCGCAACCGCTTCTTCGACATCACCGCACCACTTGACCGCCTTCTTGGCGTCGGCAAAGTCTTGGTCGGTCTGCAGCGTAGTTTTCACAGAGTCGATGACAGCGAGAGCCGAATCCTCGAACACCTTGAGGTTGCTCGCGGTGACCATGCCGGTCAGTTCGATGCGTAGCGCTGGCAGCTCGTCCGGCGCCTTTCCGACGACAATCGACGGCGCCTCGGCCATTTCGAAGTCGGCCAGGTCGGCCTCGAACTGTTTCCAGCCTTCGACCAGCTGCGCGGCGCGGCCGGCGACAGGTCGGTATTCCATGTGCGCGAAGTTTTCGGCGGTGCCGTCGGAGCAAACGAAAATCACGCGCTCGGCGCCGCTCACCAGCAGTTGCTGCTCAAGCTGCCAGTAGTAATGCGGATCCAGCTCGCCGGCCTTCACCTGGGCGACCAACGATTCGTTCCAAAGTTTGTGTTCGAAGAGGGTCTCGCCCAGCATCGTCGCGCCATCCATGGAGGCGAGCAGATTGCCGTCGGTGCCCACGACTGGATACAGCTCCTCGCCGATCATGACTTCAACCAGTGGCCGGGCAAGCGCTTCAGTTGCATGGCCTTTGTCGAAGATGTACTGCTGCGCCTGAGTGACCTCCGGCGTGATGCCGGTTTTCTTCATGGTGAGCAGGTCGGTGCGGTTCTGATACTTCGACGCACCCATCATTGCGGGTGCCTCGGAGGCGGTGAAGTGCTGGGAGCGCAATGCGTGCCACTCGGCGGAGCCTTGAGCTACGTTGTGAATTTTCATGCTGCGTCTCCGCCGATGGCTTTGAGGTTCTGGATTTTTTCGATCTGGGCCGGGCTCAGCGTGTATTTGCTGCTGATGGTCGCGATCAGGTGTTCTGGGTTGGTGCGGTTGGCATCAACCAGTGGCTGCCATTTGGCGATGTTCTCTTTCAGGAGATCATCGGAGTAGGGTGGAAGAGCTTCGGGCTCAGGCTCTTGCTGCCGCTGCGGACTCACATCACGCGGCGCCTCTTCGAATGTTTTGCCTTCCATTTCGTCGGCCGTTGGCGCTGATCCAACCTCGGGGAACGCTTTGCGCAGCGCTTGAGCCTCAGCGCACTTGGCGAGCTGGGCGAAGGCGCGGCGCTTCCACATGGTGTTTGGGGCAATCGTGTCCTTGCCGGCCGTTGCGTAGTTCTCAAGCCAGCGCTCGTTTGCTGTGAACTCGGCAACGAGGCCGTTCGACATTTGGCGTTTGACGGTCACCCGGCACCACTCTGGATAGGTGACGTCCACGCCGCCCAGCTTTGCGGTAATTGGCGGTCCGTATTCAGGATCGCTGATACCTGCGTACTGCCCAGTGCGCGCGGCCTGGATGCGATAAAGACCAATGCCGGGCATTACCGTGTCCTGCATCTTTTTCGCTTTGGTGTTCCAGATCGGCACGATGTGCACAGGCTTCAGCATTGGGTCCAGATGCGCGGCCTGGCAGTAAGCCAACACCATCACCACCGAGTTCTTTTCTGCGCCTGGGTAGAGGCTGTTGCTCAGCACCTCAACAAGTGCCGCCTCAGACATCGCAGGCAATTGGTCTTCCTGCTTCATTACTGCGCTCACGGGGAATCCTTGCCGCGACGTGCGCAGCGCTTGAAGTTGAAAGTCAGGAGGTGATGCGGTCGGCGAGGGCGCTGAGCAGCATAAGAAGGGTGAAAACGCCGATGGCGGAGAACGATCCGCGCCAGATCAGCGTTCGGCGGGCCATCTGCCGGCTGGTCATCGGAATACTTGGTAGGTGGTTGAGCGCGGCACCTGGCACACGCCGGGCGAATATTGAGCTGCGCTGTAAGCAGCCATAACCACCAACAGGCCAGCGGCAAGACACCAAAACATGATTTTCATGGCCGAGCCCTCACAGCGATGCGTCCGCCTTTCATGGTCACCGACAGGCGCTGCGGGAGGCTGTCGACCAGATCCTCGCGCTTGCGGCCGATCACTTCATTGAAGGGCAGGCCGAAGCCGAGAATCGCAATGCGGCGCTCGATATCCTCGAGCTGCTCATCGGCCAGCGTTTTCACCAGAGGGGTTGTCATGCCGAAACTCCTTTCAGATGCGTGTTGCGCTCGACGAACTTGGCGTCCAGCGCATCCCGATAACGATTGGCGGTGCGGGTGTCGATGATCTCGGCGAACTCCGCCATTTCAATCATGCCCATGACGAAGGTGCGATCCGGCACCGGGGTGCAGGACTTGCGCATCTTCGCGATCTCAAGGCCCAGCCGGGCCAGTGCTACCTGATTGCTCATAGCTCGTTGTCCTCGGCCTGGGCGATCAGCGCGTCATCGACAAGGGGTCGAAGTAGGCCCTCTGCGATCTCGCCGAGCTTGCCCAGTGGGTGATCGCTTGGACCGAGGAGTTCGGTGGCGGCGACCTTGTCAGCGTGACCGCGCTCGGCGGCGATCAGCAGGTAGCCCAGTGAAGCCGTGGTCACCTCGCAGTCTGCAAGCCGTCCGTTTGCATGCTCATCAACTGCCAGAGCGAACTGGGCCAGCGTGACGCCCTGAGCCGGCCGCATGCGGCGCTGAAACGAGACGTCGCAGCCGAACCGCACCAACTGCTCGGAAGCGTTGTACAGCCACTCAGCCCGAGCCACTTCCTGCGCGCTCTCGCTCACAATCGGAGGCAACTGCGCGTCGTGCATGGCCTGACAAATCTTCAGTGCTGCGTTCATGCTGCCTCCGGCCAATGGCGCTTAATGCTCTCTTTTGCGTAAATGGACAGTCGCTCGTAACTGTTCACGCCACCGCAACCGGGCATGGTTCCTTCCAGTTCTACGCAGGCGCGGATATCGCAGCGGCGCGAGCAGACCCAGCCGCCGTAATGGCAGCGGTGGACTTCACCTTTCGGATCGGGGTGATAGGCTAAGCCCGCCTTCCAAGAAGGTGACCCGCGCAACTTGAGGCCGCACCCTCGGCACACCGCTTGAGTTTCAGTACAGCTATGCATGGCGACCTCCAGTGCTTGGGATTAGGCGGCAGCTACCGGCTCATCCTTGTCGTACTTCTCGCCGCAGAACATGCAGAAGTTGGCCTGCATGCTCATCGATTGTTTCTTGTCCTTCATCACGCCGGCTTTGGTCGGGGCCTGGTAAGTGACCTCAATCGGCATTATCTGGCGCGACACCATCAGATCCTCACCCAACATCAGCGCGTAGCCAGTAAGACGGGCGCTTAGGTTCTGATGACCCTCCGGAAGCTGAGCGGGTAGTGCTTCAAGCAAGCGGCGCTCCGTTTCTTGTCTGCAATTGCACATCGCAATGACCTCTGTGGTTGATCCAACAAAACTCGCAATGCACTCATCCGCTCCGCTGGTTGCCGTTGGGCGCGGAAGGGAGTGCATTCGGGATTGGTCGGGGGAGGGTGGCCCGGTCTCGCTGCTGGCGACAGACCGGGTTTGCAGCGTCAAATTGTCTTCGGGCGCTGGGGTGGCCTACCTCATTCGGCCGATGCGCGGTGACATCGACGGCCTACTGTCCGCTGCCTGTTCATGGAGTCTCGAGCGAATACTGCAGGCTTTCTTCGCTACCCAAGTTGAAGCGTTCGTCTATTTCATGGTGGTCATCCTCCAATGCGCGCCGTTGGCATCTTGGCGGGCGCTCGCCGGTCTCTGGTGTTACTGCATGCAGGTGGGCCGTTATAGGCCGCAGTTTCGTCCGCATCGGTCTGCACTCAACCCAAGCTACTTATGGGCGGCCTGCCAGCCACGTTATGGCAGTAACGCTGAGTACAGACCGATGCGCTCTCATAGAGAGGATCGGGCAGCAGCCTTGCAATCAGCCGCCGTCATTCGATGGCCGTCTTCGCACTCAACAACGCGCACGCCACTGGTGAGTCCACGCTCAGCGTTGAGCCTGTTCGCCTCTCGGATGCAGGCGTTCAGGTCGGCATCAGCGAAGACCTGCAGCTCTCCGCGCAGCGTGATGTGGATTACCTTGTTCATCGTCTTGCCCTCAGTTGATTTCCCGTCTGGCCCTGTCGCCAAGGCCAGCCAGTGAAATCTGTTTTTCTCCGCACCCGCTTACCAGGTCATTCACTCAGTTCGGTCAACACCTCGTCCGCCGTCGCAGTGGGCTGCGCGTGGGCAGGCTTTCGGGCCTGTCGGATCGCCGGTCGCCGGTAGAGGCAAGTGCGGTTTTGTTCATCGGTTTACTGACCTCCCACCGATGGAGCCGGGAGTGACCTAACCGGACTGGCCGGGTAGTCGTTCATGGCGCTGGTTGTTAAAGAGCGGCGGGTCTGTTGAGGCCCTTCGCAGTGGCTGTGTGTCGCTGTGATGGATCAAATATAGGAACTCCCATATTAACTGTCAATGGGTATTCCCATAAATTGCGGTTCTCCCTTATTTCTGGTCGCAAAAAAGCCCGCGCTTGGCGGGCTTCAGATGAAGCTCGTGCGATCTACACCGCCTGCTGTTCCAAATCAGAGCCACAGTATCGGCACTTCTTGGCGGCGGCCTTGATGGTCTCCGCGCAGAACGGGCATTCCTTGCTCGCAGCAGCGGCAGCAAGATCCTCGGCGTAAGTCGTGGTCTCGACCGGACGGGCATAGTGGATCGCGGGCTTGTTGAGTGTCCAGATGAAAGCCGCAACCCAGCCGATAAAAGTCCAGCCAGCGAGGAAGTTTAGCGCGAAGATCGGCGTGGCCCTGGGATGTTCGCCCACAGCGCAGATTGTCGGGTAGAAGTACAGCGCGATCGCGCTAGGAAAAAAAACGATGCTTGCGACCATTGCAAAGCCATTGGTGCCGCTCCCGATCAGGTAGCTGACTAGGCAAACAATACCGAGCAGAATCAGGCCTACGATCTTCATTGGTTCCCTCCATCAATTGATCCGAAATTTTACCATTCGTGGCCGTGCGCCACCATCGTCTGCGCCGTCAGTCGCCCCCACTGAACGGCCGCGCTATGGTGGATCTCTACCGGTGCGCACCCACCAGGTACTCACCATGAACGACGATCGGAAAGCGCAGCCCTGCTCGCTTGACAAAAATTACTCGAAGAGCCAGAAATTCGGAGGGACGCGGAGCAGCCGTACCATGAGCTGTGGAAGCTGGCGGACGATTACAAGTGTGTCGCGGGATCGAGGCTGATTCTCGGCGAGAACTGGTAGAGGGGGCAACCGCCTGCTAAGGGCATTCGATTAAAGGGCTGGAAGGGGCGGACGAACGGAAGGGGTGTATTAAAGGCCGACGTCGCGCCGGACTAAGGATTTGGGTATATGAAAGCTAAAATAACTTAAAGGAAAAATCCGTGTTTGAGTGATCACACAAAACGTCATAAACGAAATGTGTTTTAACGCCAAAGTTTGCTGCGGCATCTGGAATTTGTATTTTATTTCGTCGTTCGGGTTTGCTTAGTTCGTGGGTGATGATTTCTTGGCCGTAGGCCATCGCTGTAGCGATTAAAAAGGCGTCTGCTATGTCAGCGCGGGCGAATTCTTTTTTTGCAGGCTCGGTAAAATGGCTATTAGCTGCGGTCCACTTCATTATTTCTTTATATTTAGAGAGTACCCTCGGGTCAGTGTCGTCGGGCATGAAAAACGTAGAAGGAAGTTGCAGTGCCCATTTCCGTACTGGGTCATCATTTTTGCCCTTTAACAGCTCTTCTTTAACTTTGGACGTTGAACAAACGACCCCGCTTGCATGAGCGCGCTCAACCCACGTCCAAAAGTGATTGCAGAATTCAAACCGATAATGAAGATTTTTGGCCTGCAAAAATATATTCGAATCGACTAGATATTTATGCATGGCTGCGAATATTCTTATTGTAAAGGTTGGTAACTGTGCCTGGGTTTACATTCAGAAGTCTAGCCGCGTCTCGCATTAGGGTGCTTCCTTCCATGGCGCTTCGAACTAATGCATTAGTTACTTTTTTGCTGTTTCGTACAGGTATGGTAGCGTAAGGGTTGCCCCCGCCCCCAGCGGCTTTGAAGCTGTTTGCATATAGAGAGCCGTACACCTCTTTGTTTATCTTTCCCAGCTCATATGCTCTGCGGCCGACTACCAGTCTGCTAACGCGGAAATATTTGCTTGCGCGATCAATAGCCTCTAATCCGCCGCCTTCCCACACTGATAGGAATTCGGATCTCGGTACCAAGAGCTCTGCTGCCACGCGATTGCAATAGGATTCAACATTGCTGTCAGATGTAAAATCTTTTGGAGAGGGGATATCCGAAACACCACTTTCTCCGATCCATATATGAGCGACTTCATGAGCTAAAGTAAATATCCACGCCGCTTCGGCATCCTTTCCATTAATGAACACTGCCGGAGCAAACTGGTTGCAGATGGCAAAGCCTCTGAATTCCGAAACCGATAACGCTCGCTTAGTATTGCTTTTAACTATTCCGCTCTTGAATACAAGAATTCCAGCGGATTCGAAGCGCTCAGAAAGCACGCGAAAATATTCTTCTGGATTGGCGCAGCTTCTCTTCAAATCTTGGGTGATTTCGCAGCGAGCAGCAATTTCCTGCGCAACCATTTCGACGCCGTTCGATGTGTCGTATTTTCCGACAAAATCTAATGGCTCAGCACCTACCTCCCGAAGATAGTCAAGATACCAGTCTTGCTTGGCTATCACGTCTTCCAAAACCTCGAAGAAATCGGAGCCTAATGGGTTTGGGCTCGACACTTGCCGCATATCAGGCAACCGAGGTTTTTCTATTTCGGGAGGACTATCCAATAACAGATAACCAAACGGAGTTCGCGTCGTCGACGCTACTTTCTCTAGCTGGCGTATGGTCAGCTCACCGGTCAGGAATTTATCTATCCCACGTCCCGAGGCAATCGAGGATGCGAGATCCTCAAGCGTCTTGCCAATCTGGCTTGCAGCCCAGTCTAGAACAGAGGGGGAGATAGTAAGCGTATCCATAATTTATTTTTCGCACGTCGATCCTGACGATTATGTAGCTCTAAGCTGTTCTTGTCTGCGTCTAATTGCATCACTATCGTGGTTGTCAGGCTTCACGATAGACGAAATACTCGCTTTGACCACCTGCAATCCATGCGTTCAAAGCTTTATTCACGAGCGCTATGGATGAACCCGGGCGATACGTGTGGACGGCATCATAGAAAAAAACAGTTGTATCCCAGGTTTCGCCATCGTGGATCAGTGGCAAGAGCAAGTTGATTACTCCAAAGCCGTCCTCTCCATCCGCCCCCAAGGCATTGCTAACCGTGGCTCTGAGCTTAGGTGCTTCGGTACGCATGCAGCCGATTACTGCAATTCCGCTGGTTTTGAGAGCATGAGCAATATCGGAGATGTCGTCCCCACCATCCAAAAAGAAAACTTCCGTCATTTATTACTCACTCCTCGCTGAGAGAGGCTCAGAAGATGGCCTCATCTCAACCCCATGGAAGCTCAATTCTTTCAGCGCGAGTACATCGCCCACCAAAACACATGCCCTAGAATCGATATCTGCTGCTCTTGGATCTGCTGGAACGTGTAGTCCTCGTCCGGGTGCTCGTCACGGTTGAAGCTACGCAGGCGAAGACCGGTAGGGATACGATAGACCTGCTTCACGCGAAGCTGGCCGTTGTGGTTGATTGCGTACATCTCGCCGTCGACGATATCGCTCAGGGAGTTTTTCCCCACGTTCACGCCGACGGTGGCGCCGTCGCGCAGCACAGGCACCATGCTGTTGCCACCGACCTTCACGCACTTCGCATTGCTGAACTGAACGCCGTTGTGGCGCAGGTCCTTCTTGTTGAAGCGCAAGCGTGAGTTGGCGCTTTCCTCAATCGCAAACCTGCCAGATCCGGCCGCCAGTTCGACTTCATGAAGGAAGGGGACGTAGACCTCATCGTCATCGAGTGGGGTTTCGTCATCCCAGGTTTCGATGGTGTCAAGTTTCACACTGGGCTGGATGCGTTCAGCCTGATGATCAGGCACACCCTTGATCATGTCACCGACACCTTCAGCCAGCCACATCGGGGACACGCCACATACAGAGGCGAGCTGAGCTGCGAAGGCGGTAGCCTTCGATTTCCCTCTCTCCAAATCGGAGATCGAGGTTTGCGTGAGTCCGGCGCGCTCAGCAAGCTCAGTCTGATTGAGTTTGGCGTGGCGGCGGGCGGTTTTGAGTCGGTCTTTGAATTCCATCCGTGAAGTATTACGGGCGCTCCCATACCCTTGCAAATCGGTATTCCCATAACCTACTATATGGGTATTCCCGTATGGAGGGGCATCATGAACGCAATTTACAAGGGCCTCGTTGACTACTTCGGCACCCAGGAGGCCACCGCCGAAAAGCTCAAGGTTGATCAAAGCACCGTTTCCGGCTGGGTTCGGGGGAAGCACGGCATGTCTCCGGTTATTGCCAAACGAGCGGAGGCGCTGACCGAAGGTGCTTTCAAAAAAGAAAACCTGTGCCCGTCGTTTCCTTGGGCCGAGATGGCCGCCTAAGCGACATCCCTGTCCGCCAATCCGTTGAAGCCAGATTAGAAGAGAGCAGTCCCCATGGAAACGTCCAGTCCAAGACATAGCACCCAAACCCGCGACCAAGTGCTGGTCGCCCATGCTCAAAACCAGATCGCACGCACCAGCTTGAGCCAGGACGATTTCGCCCAAGCCTTGAGCCGGGAGATCTGCCTGCGAGTTCCCGCCGCCAAGATCTTTCAGGCAAAGGTCCCAGACTTCAATGAGTTGGCGCGCCTGAACGATGTGGGCGAATTCGTGAGGGCCACAAGCCGCTGGTTAAAGCGCGTGCAGCGCTGGCTCTCGGGCGATCAGGAAATGCCGTCTTGGCTGGAAGAGTCCTGGGTGAATGCACTGGAGCCTGAGTTTCGCGACAACTGCATCAATGAGCTGGCCGGCCGTCATGGCTTGACCGGTGCACGCCAAATGCAGAGCGACCAATGCGCCAACAAAAGCTTCGGTGCACTGATCCGCGCGCTGGGCGACGTGATCGATACCGGCAGCGAAGTCTTCGATGACCAAGTGATGTGTGAAGAGGACCTGCCGCACCTGCCGGCTTTCGCCGAACAGTGCCGCCAAGTTGAGGCGCGGGCAGGGGAGCTGGGCCGGAAGGCTGAAGCACTGATCGCAAAACACCGACCGAATTTGAAGCTTGCCTGATTTTCCGCGCATGCGCGGAAATTCTTAGTTCACCACCAAAAAAGGGGTCTTTGGGTCAGCACTCTCAAGTAGCAGCCCCCAGAAAGCCCAGGCACAAAAAAGCCGACGGTCGAGGTCGGCTGATTCGTAAACTAGAGAGGCCCGATTATGCAGAGCCAACCCAATTCGAGCAATACCCCCAAAAGTGTCGCGACACGTTTTTCTAATTCTGAAAACGTGTCGCGTACCTCTATGTCGTCGCAAGACATTGCGGAGCTGGTCGGTTCTCGCCACGACAAGGTCAAACAATCCATCGAGCGACTGGCGGAGCGCGGAACCATTCAACTTCCCCCAGTGGGGGAAGTTAGAAACCACCTCGGTCAGAGCGTAAGCGTGTATCAAATCGCCAAGCGCGACAGTTTCGTTGTGGTTGCCCAGCTCAGCCCGGAGTTCACCGCCGCGCTGGTGGACCGCTGGCAGGAGCTGGAAGGGCAGATCGCCCAACCCCGCGAACTCTCCCGGATGGATCTCATCCAGATGGCATTCGAAGCTGAGCAGCAGCGCCTGCAACTGACAATCCAAGTCGAAGCCCAAGCCTCGAAAATCCACTCCATGGAGAACCTTTTCAAGGAAGGGATGACCCACACCCAGTTCTGCAAGGGCCTCAATGGGGTCAACGTCATGCAGGTGGGCAAGTTCCTCGAAGGTCGCAGCTGGCTTTACAACGAGAGCAAATCCGGCCTGCGCTTCCGTGTGGCGTCATACGCCCGCGACAAGTACATGACCGAGCATCAGCACGAAGTCACTCCCCACGGCAAAGAGCCGTTCGTTTCCTTCACGCCAGTCCTGCTCAAGAAGGGCGCCGTGCGCCTGTACGACCTGTACCTAGCTGGCGAGCTGCCAATGAAGAAGACGTGGGACGGGCTGTTCACCCATGACAAAGCACTGAGGGCCGCGTAATGGCCGGGGACTGGATCAAAATGCGAATCGACCTTCAGACACATCCGAAAGTTTTCCGCATGGTGTCCGCTTTGAAAGCGGACAGACTTCGGATCATTGGCGGACTGCACATTGCTTGGAGCATCTTCGACACCCATTCCGATGACGGCGTGTTGCACGGTTACAGCGTCGATGCGATGGACGCTGTGGTGGGCTGGCCGGGCTTCACACAGGCCATGATCGAGGTGGAATGGGCGTCTATTCAGGACGACGGAAGCCTTGTAATGCCCCGCTTTGACGAGCACAACGGAGCCAGTGCAAAGCGCCGGGCCAACGACAGCGAGCGCAAGCGTAACGACCGCAAAAACAACTCTGTCCGCAATGTGTCCGCAAGCGATGCGGACAAAACTCGGACCAGAGAAGAGAAGAGAAGAGAAGAGAAGAAAGAGCAAGATCAAAAGCATGGTGCTGGCGCACCGGCGAAGTCTCGCAAATTCGATCCGCTCACTGCCAAGCCCGAGAACGTGTCCGAAAAGACTTGGGCCGACTGGTGCCAGCATCGCAAGGAAATCCGCAAGCCGCTGACCGCCAAGAGTTGTGAGCAGCAGGCCAAGGCATTGCTGGGTCATGCTGCGCCGGACCAGGTGCTCGCCACCTCGATCTCCAACGGTTGGACCGGCATCTTCCCGGGCAAGGTCGCTAGCAACGTGCATCCGTTCCCGCAATCCCGTCACACCGGCTTTGCCGATCGCGATTACACCTCCGGCCTGAAAATGCGCGAGGACGGTAGCTATGCGCTCTGAGCCAGTCCAATCAACCCCGGAACTGCCGCCGGGCACCCGCATTCAGCCAGCCGAGTGCGAAACCCACGGCGCGTACGAGCAGAAGGTTTATGCCGTGCTGGGCCGCGAGCTCAGAAGCAACTGCCCTGAGTGCAGCCGTATCGCCCGCGAGAAAGCCGACGCGGCCGAGAAGGCCAACAAGGCGATGGAGCTGCGCATGTCCCTCGCTCGCAAGCTCGGCGATGCGCTGATCCCGAAACGCTTTACCACCCGCACCCTGGGCAACTATCAGGCCGAGAACGACGGCCAGCGCAAAGCCCTCCGGTTCTGCCAGCACTACGTGCAGATCTTTGACGAGATCCTGAAGACCGGTCGCTGCATGGTGCTGATCGGCAAGCCCGGTACCGGGAAAACGCACCTCGGCGCCGGCATGGCCAATGAGCTGCTGCACAACACGTCTCGGACGGCCGTGTACCGCACTGTCGGCGCAATCCTTCAGGCGATCCGCTCCACGTACGACAAGCACAGCGAACGCAGCGAGGCGGAAATTCTGTCGAGCCTGATCGATCCCGATCTGCTGGTGCTGGACGAAGTAGGCGTGAGCAAGGAGCAGCCGAGCGACTTCGAGCTGGCGACCCTGTTCGCAATCATCAACGGCCGGTACGAGCAGGAGCGCCCCACGGTGGTGATCTCCAACCTCGAAGCCAGCCAGTTGCCGGCCGCAATGGGTGATCGCTGCGTCGACCGTCTGCGCGAGGGCGGAATGATCGTCGTCCCGTTCGATTGGGAGTCTCAGCGCGGCAAGGAGGGCTTTTAACCATGAATGAATTTGTTGAAGTTGGTACGTGGGAGCTGTCGGGTGACGCGTTGGACTGGGCTGTCTCGCAAGCCATCGGCGCCTACCGTGGTGAATATCGATTCTCTGAAAATGGCCCGCTTGATCAGGCTTGGATTTTCCCAGACGGCGTTCCCTGCAAAGCAACAACCGGAAAATTCTGCCCCTCTACGGACTGGAGCCAGTGCGGCCCGCTGATCACGAAAATCAAAATCGGTTTCGGCCCGGCTCTTGGCGGTTGGGTAGCTCACCCGCATCGCCCGAACGCGCCTACCGACTGGCTCACCGCTGACGAGCCGCTGGTTGCGATATGCCGCGCCATCGTCGCCGACAAGCTCGGCATGGTCGTGAGCGTTCCAAAGGAGCTGATGCCATGACCATCGACAAACAAAAACTGCAGAAGCTGCTGTGGGCCGAAGCCGCGTCCTACCGTGCCGACTGCGCTGACTGGAAGCGCAACACCGAGGCGCTGCAGGAATTCCTCGGGGAGAAGACCGTGGAGGAGGTGGCGCTGGAGCTGCTGGCCGAGAACAACCGGCTTGGGCAAATCGAGTACGCATTTTCGGAGTGGGTCGAGAAAACCGATTGGGTGCAGTCCACCGTGCAAGCGTCCGAACTTGGCCGCCATCGCGCGGATGTGCTGCGCACACGGATCGACCAGTTCAAGGCCGAGAACGAGGCACTGCGCAAAGCGATCGCCGACGTCGACGGCGCGCTGGAGCGTGAATACTGGAGCGAGTACGCCGGGCTTGAAGAGACTCGCTCCATCCTTGACGCCGCCATTGGCAAGGCGGCTCAGGCATGACTGACAAGATCAGCGTTAACTGCCAGGCCAAGCTCTCCGAAGCCATCACAGCGCTCAGCACCATGTTCCGCGACAAGAAGTTCGTCGTGGTGTCGTTACGCCCAGGCAAGGACCGCACGCTCGACCAGAACCGGCTGTGGTTCGCGATGTACAAGCGCATCGCGGAAATGACCCAGATCGGCGATGAGGCTGAAGCCCGTCGCTACTGCAAGCTGCACATAGGCGTGCAGATCCTGCTGAACGAGGATGCTGGGTTTCAGGCTGAGTGGTACCGAGTGATGCGGCAGCTCCCGTACGAAACCAAGCTCGACATGATGGGCGAGTGCCACCTGTTCGGTCCGGATGGCTTCCCGGTGACCAGTCTGTTCAATCGTTCCCAGGGCATTGCCTACACCGACCGCATTGTCGCGCGCTTCGCACCGCAGGGCGTGTACTTCGATGATTTGCTGAGCCAGGAGGCCGCATGACAATTGAACGGAAGCAGCCCAAGCCGAAGAAGTGCCGCGTCGCCACTTGCAGGGCCTCATTCGTCCCGTCGCGGATGGGGCAAGCGGTTTGCAGTCCGGCCTGTGCGGCAATTGATGCACCGCGCCACATGGAGAAAGCCCGCAAGGCAATCGCCCAGCGCGACCGCCGCGAGATCAAGGTACGCAAGGAGAAACTGAAGAGCAGGGCGGATCACCTGCGCGAAGCCCAGGCCGCCGTGAACGAGTACATCCGCCTGCGTGACTCACACCTGCCTTGCATCAGCTGCGACTCGATGCCGAACGACAACGATCTCATGACCGGCAGCCGCTGGGACGCCGGGCATTACCGATCTGTCGGCGCCTGTCCGGAGCTGCGATTCGAGCCGCTGAACATTCACCGCCAGTGCGTGAAGTGCAACCGCAACCTGTCCGGTAACGCGGTCGAGTACCGCATCCGGTTGTTGCAGCGCATCGGCGCCGAGAAAGTGATTTGGCTGGAAGGGCCGCATGAGCCCTGCAAGTACACCGTCGAAGAAATCAAAACCATCAAGGCCGAATACCGGGCAAAGACCAGAGAACTGAAAAAGGAAGCAGCATGAAACTGATCAACGCAAGGCAGGTATGGACTGAGGCTCAGCACGAATCGAACGCGTCGATCAGCGCTGCGGCAATTGAGCGAGCGGCAAAAGCGCCGGTAAAGAGCGGTTCACGGATGCGCCGGCATGAAGCCGTGTTTGCCGCGATCGGTGATGACAAGGAAGAGCGCATTCAGGTCGTGCGCCAGAAGATCAGCATCAGCGAGACACGCCGTACACCGGTAGGCCGGTCAACTGCACGGGCTGCGCACCTAGCAACCATTGGCAAGGTGCTCCGAGCGATCGATACGCTCCCGTTCCAAGTCCAACAGTTCGGTCACTACCTTTATCACCCATGCATGACGATGGTTCACGTGCTCAACGCCGAGAAACTGATCTGGAACGATGTCGACTTTTCCGCACTGACGGACGCCAAGGCTGCGAAAGCTCATTGCATGATCACCATGGCCCTGCAGTCATACAAGATTGAAGCCCAAGGGGGAGAGCAATGGGGGCCGGCGCGGGTAGCTGAAGGAATGCTCAAGCTATACGGCGTGCGCATTGAGCCCAAAGTTTGGGATCGCGATTGGAAGGATGTGTGGAATTTCTTGCGGGAAGCGATTTCCGAGGTGGATATTCAAGCGTTACAACCTGTCTGGCAGGTGATTCACGCGGAAAATTCAGAAGAGGCGGCATAAATATATTGCTATGTTGGGGTTTTTGGGGTACTTTTCCCATAGTGCACAAGTAACGCGAAACGCACACCAGCTTTGAACCCGGCCATGGCGCCGGGTTTTTCTGCGCTGAATAAGTTTTGATAGTATTTTGACGCCATTGTATCGCCACGTAATCGCCACTATAGTGTGATGGCACTCACTTACAAGGGCTCGTCATGATTTCTGCTCGTCTTGCTGTTGCTACTGTTTTCGCGTTCTTCGCCGCAAGCTCACTGGCTCAAAACACCCCTGAGAGCGTGTACAAATCTCAGTCTGAGCAGCAACGTCCTATTGTTATGGACCCTATGATCGCCTGTTACTACAAGGGTATTCCCTACTCCGAAGGTGCAGTTATCATGGAGGCTGGCTTGACGCAGCCACTTAAGTGCGTTCGGAAAAACAGCAATAGCTCCAATCCGTTGATTTGGCAGTAAGCTGAAGTCAACACGCACAGAGTAATAATCCCAGCTAATGCTGGGATTTTTTTGCGTAATTTATCCAGGGCCTCTGCATTCGCAGGGGCCTTTTCATTTTCGGCTCCCCACACTCATAGCCCCGAGCTGGGAGTGCAGCGGACGCCGATCTATTCGCTCTGACCTGATAGGTCAGCTTTTCATTATGGAGTTGCGATGGATCCTACTGACCTCGGCCCAGGCACGGCTACCTGGCTGGGCGGTACTGGAACCGTGTTGCTGGCCGGGTTCCTTTGGCTGCGTAAATTCCTCTCGAAGGATGCTGCTGACAGGGCGATGGATAACGCCGACATCTTCACGCTTCGCCGGCTGAATGAGCTTCTGGACTCCGAGCGTGTCGCACGAAAGGAAGCCGAAGCCCGTGCTGACCAGTTCGCCAAAGAGCGCAACGAGCTTGCCGCGGCAGTAGGCCGAATGGAGGGGAAGATCGAAGCCCTCACCAGCCAAGTCGCACAGCTCACCGCAACGGTTACCTCGCAGAGCGAAGAGATCGCTCGCCTGCGTACTAAGCTGGGAGACATCAACTGATGGACAGATGCGCTATGGAATTTATCGCTCGCCGCTGGTGGCGTCGGGCAGAGGTATGGGTAATCGCCGCGCTGCTGCTGGCCGGCGGCCTGATCCTTGGTTACCAGGCTGGCGTGTGGTCAGCCAGCAGTGAGCACACCAAGCAGCTCGCCGAAGTGCGCCGCGCTTATGACGCTGCACTGGGTAAGCGCGACGTCCGGCTGAATAGCCTCGCCGAGAAGACACAAGACGCCGCAGTGAAGGTGCAAGAGGCCTCGCATTCAGTCGTCCAAGCCGCTGACACCGCAAGCAAGGCAGCGAAGAAGGTCAACGAAGCTGTAGAGCGGCAGGCCCCATGAGCGCCCTGCTAAAGATTGTCCCGGCGTGGGTGTGGGTGGTGCTGGCAGCGCTGGCAGCCGTTGGTTATCTGGCGCAGCGACTGGATAGCGTGAAGGACGATCGATCAGCCATCACCGCCGAGCGCGACACTGCCAACGCCCGGGTGGATTCGCTCACCAACACGCTCCGCATTCAGCGCGAGATCACCAATGACATCAACCGAGTCTCCGACGATGCGAAAGCCAAAACTGAGCATGTGTCGGCTGCCGTTGTTGTTGCTGATAACCGGGCTCGCAGCCTGCAGCAGCAAATCACCGACCTCCTCGCCAAGCGAAAGTCTTGTGCTGCCGAGATTGCCAGCGGAAGCAAGGCAAGAGCCGACCTTACCGTTCTGCTCGCCGACCTGCGTAGAAGCGCTGACGAAGAAGCGGGAAGACTGGCAGAAGCGCTTGATCGAAGCCGAATAGCCGGCTTTGCGTGTGAGGCTGCATACGCGGCCGCACAGAAGAGCAAGTAGGTCGCGACACGTTTCGCGAGAGTGCAAATTGTGTCGCGACACTGGTCAAGAGACATTATCGCGCTTGTATTGACCATGAAGCTGCTTGAGCGCTCCCTGATATTCGGAAGCGGTGAGCTTGGACTTAAGCCTCACCATGACGTCCTGAGCGGTTGAGCTTACCGTCTCGGTGTTCCTCCCGGTTCGCTCCGCCCATTCTGATGCGGCCTTCAACACAGCTGTTTCATCAATGCGATGGCTCACTTACGGATTTCCCTTTCTGAGACCAACTGATCTTAGTTGAGTAGGCGGATGGAGATGAAATGAATCGACCAATGCCGCCTGAATCACTGGTTGACCTGTCTGAGCTGTCCAGCTTCGGTATTCGCCTGATCCCTGCTCCCGAGGTGTGGGAATGGCTCAAGACCGAAATCCTCGCCGACACCGGCAGCATCCACAACGAAGACCATGCCCATCTGATCGATGCGGACGTGCGAGTGATGTGGGCGTCTGCCGCCTTCACGAAAAAGGGTCGGACGGTGGTAGGCCAGGCCGAACAGGTAGCGTTCCGCGCGGGTGGTTTGCAGAAAGCTCGGATGGAACAGCAGATGCTGGATTGGTTCGGCGACGTGCCGGCCTACATCATCACCCTGGCTGCCGATTACTGCGCTCAGTGCAGTGACGCTGACTTCTGCGCATTGGTCGAACATGAGCTGTACCACATCGCTCAGGCGACCGATCAGTACGGCGCACCGAAGTTCACCCCGGAAGGTTTGCCAAAGCTTGAGATGCGCGGACACGACGTTGAAGAGTTCGTCGGTGTGGTGCGTCGGTATGGGGCGAGCCCTCAAGTGCAAGAGCTAGTGGACGCTGCAAACAATCCTGCTGAGGTGGGGAAATTGAACATATCGAGGGCCTGCGGAACCTGTCTGCTCAAGTCGGCCTGACTTTGACAGTACTTTGACGGATGCCCACTTATGGCCGCACTCAGAGACGAGGTGAAAGCCTTTGTCGTACAGGCTCTCGCCTGCTTTGACACGCCATCTCAAGTGGTGGCGTCCGTCAAAGAAAGATTCGGGCTCGAAGTGACCCGCCAGCAATGCGAGGCATACGACCCAACCAAGTACGTTGGACGCAACCTGCACGTGAAGTGGCAGACGCTTTTCAACGACACCCGCAAGCGCTTTCGTGAGGAGACGGCAGAGATCCCGATCGCCAACAGAGCGTATCGACTTCGCACCTTGGGGCGCATGGCCGAGAAGGCCGAGAACATGAAGAACATGGCGCTGACTGCCCAGTTGTTGGAGCAGGCAGCCAAAGAAGTGGGCGACGTTTACGTGAATCGTCGGCTCGAACCTGAAAAACCTCTGGGCTCCCAAGCGGACCAGCAGCACGCCGTTGCTGAGTACACCCTGGAGCCTGATGAAAATGTCCCCGCTACCCCGTACCTATGACCCGCCGGTAAAGCTGACGCCGAAGCAGGCGAACATTTACTGCTGGGGCTTCCAGCCTCAGGCGCGCTTCCGCGATGCGGTGTGTGGTCGCCGGTTCGGCAAGACGTTCTTGGGCAAAGCTGAGATGCGCCGAGCTGCTCGGCTGGCAGCTGAGTGGGGCGTGAGCGTCGAGGACGAGATCTGGTACGGCGCGCCGACGTTCAAGCAGGCCAAGCGCGTGTTCTGGCGACGGCTAAAGCAGGCAATCCCTGAAGCGTGGCGCGCACACCGGCCAAACGAAACGGAATGCTCGATCACGCTCAAATCTGGGCATGTGATGCGCGTGGTAGGGCTCGACAACTACGACAATCTGCGCGGCTCAGGTCTGTTCTTCGTCCTGGTGGATGAATGGGCGGACTGTCCATGGGAAGCATGGGAAGAGGTTTTGCGGCCAATGCTTTCGACCTGCCAGTACTCGATACCGGGCATCGGCATGCGAAAGGGCGGTCACGCGCTACGCATCGGCACACCCAAGGGATTCAACCACTGCTACGACACGTTCCAAGACGGCCGGCCGGGGCATGAGCCTGACCACAAAAGCTGGCTTTACACCTCGCTCGATGGCGGCAACGTGCCGGCTGAAGAGCTGGATGCGGCCCGTCGCAAGATGGATCCTCGCACCTTCCGACAGGAATACGAGGCCAGCTTTGAGAATTACGCAGGTGTTGTCTACTACACGTTCAATCGTGAGGCGAACCGCACCAGCGAAACCATCAAGCGCGGTGAGGCCTTGCACATCGGCATGGACTTCAACGTCATGAAGATGGCGGCAGTCGTGCACGTCATTCGCGATGACCTGCCACTGGCCCTCAGCGAGTTTTCAGATGTGCGGGACACGCCTGAGATGATCGAGAAGATCAAGCTCCGCTTTCCAGACCACAGCATTGCGATCTACCCGGACGCCAGCGGCCAGAACACCAGCAGTAAGAGCGCGAGCGAATCTGACCTGTCACTGCTCAAAAAAGCGGGATTTACCGTAGTGGTGGATTCGACCAACCCCGCTGTGAAGGATCGGGTCAACGCCATGTGCGCGATGTTCGCCAATACCTACGGCGAGCATCGATATCTGGTCAACGTCGACCAGTGTCCGAAATACACGCAGTGCCTGGAGCGCCAGATTTACACCGACAAGGGCGAGCCCGATAAGAAGGCCGGCTACGACCACCTGGTGGATGCCCCTGGCTACTTCATTGCCAAGCGGTACCCGATCAAAACACGCACAGGCGGAACACGCCGAATTGGAGGCTTGGCCTGATGCCAGTGCAATCGACAAACCCCGACTACGACGCGCACATCGCCGAGTGGGAAATGATGGACGATGCCCTCGAGGGTGAGTGCGCCGTCAAGCGTAACGAGCGCAACCTGCCCAAGCCGAGTGGCATGGTCGAAGCTGAGAAGCTCGACAGTGCGGGCAACAAGTACCTCTACGAGAACTACACAAACCGCGCTCAGTACGAGCATTGGGTGCGCGACTCGCTGCGATCGATGATGGGGCTGGTTTCCCGGCTTATTCCGGAGATTGAGCTGCCCGCCGGCCTGAAGGGGATCGAGGACAATGCCACTTCTGACGGCTTCGGCCTGAAGCAACTGTTTTTCCGCATGGTGCGGCAAGCTATCTCCCATGGTCGTGTTCCGCTGGTGGTAAACATCGATGATCGCGGCGAGCCGTACTTCTCAACGTACGCCACGCGCAACGCGATCAACTGGGACACGGCTGATCAAGGCGGCCGCCAAGACCTGGTCCTTTCGGTTTTCCGGGAGTTCCGCAAGAAGGGCAGCGACCGCTACAGCCATGACTGCGACACGGTGTTCCGTGAGTTCTTCATGCAAGGCGAGACCTGTTACACCGCTGTGCGGAACGAAGGTGGCGAGATCGTCGAGGAGGAGAAGCCCCTAGGCACCACTGGCACCGACAACCGACTGGTCAAAGGCCTGTCATACCTGCCGGTGATCTACTGCGGCTCGACCGACAACTCGCCGGAAGTGGACGAGGTGCCGCTGCTCACAATGGCGCGCGCCGCGCTCAAGTCCTACCAGTTGAGCGCTGACTATTTCACTGCGCTACACCAGACCAGTCACCCGCAACCATGGGTGTCTGGCCTAGACGACTCCGTAGAGCTAAGTGTGACCGGGCCATCTGCTGCATGGGACCTCGGTCGAGACGGAAAATGTGGCTATCTGGAGTTTCAAGGCGCTGGGATTGAGGCCGTCCGCAAGGCAATGGACGACCAGAAGAACGCCGCGCTTGAAGCGGGTGCCAAGGTCATGGATGTCGACGGTACCGAGTCGGGCGAGGCGCGTAAAACACGTCAGAACGACCAGCACGCCACGTTGCACAGCATTGTCGTGACGGTGGCAGAGGCAGTGGAACAGGCGCTGCGCTACGCCGCTGAGTGGAAGGGCTACGACCCCAAGCAGGTCAAGTTCAAGGTGAGCCCTGAATTTGTGACGCCAGTGGTCGATGCCCAGGTGCTTGCGGAGCTGCTCAAGGGAGTGATGGCCGGCACGATCAGCGCCGACACCTACTGGCAGTACCTCACCACCGGCAAGCTGCCGGATCGCCCATACGAAGACGAAGCCGACCTGATCAG